CCGCTGACCAGCACGCGAGCGCAGGATCCCGCCCAGCCGGTTCTGCCAACCCGAGGCGTTCTCCGCGTTGTCGGGGATCCCATCGTGATCGTTGTCCCGAAGATCGTGGCTGATCAGCCGTCCGAGGAACTCCATCCGTTCGGCCAGCACGCGATCGAAGAGCTCGTCGCGGTCCCAGCCGGCGATCGCCGCCAGGCTCTTCGGCCCGAGCTGACCATCGTCCTTCACTTCGAGCGCACGCTGCAGGAACCGGGTCGCGTTGCCCTGGCCCGAGTGGACCCCGGAATCGACCACGAGTGCGCGCAAGACCGGATCCTGAAGTTGATCGAACCCGGGACCGTGAATGTAGAGCGCACGGTAGATCGCGCGCGCGCCTTCCTCGGTGAGTCCACGAAGATCCTCGATCGTGGCACCCGCCCCGAACCGCCAGCGATAGGTCGAGAGCGTGATCCCGCGATTGGTGGGACCACCATGATCGTCCGCGCGATCGACCCAGCCGGCCTCGCGCCGCAGCACGTCGTCGAGAATGTCGTCTTCGGTCACAGGAGGAATCCTCTCACCTGGGCAGTTCCAGACAGGGATCCGTTTACCGGCGTGATGCTGATCACCGCGTTCATGCTGTAGATGTTAGCACCGTCCGCGGTCTGCATCGCCACCGTCCAGGTCCAGGTGGTTCCGGTCACCGCCGTCACCGTGCGCTTCAAGACCCCGTCGACCCAGACCTTGATTGTGTAGTTCCCCTCTGGGCTCGCCGCGTAGTCCGTCCCATCCTGGCTCACGATCACGCCGTCAGCCGCCTGGTTCAACCGATGCCGGTGCGCCCAGGTCACGACCACGTCGACCCCAGTGACCCCAGGATCGGTCAGGATGATCGCATCGGGCCAAGCCGAGCCCCCCGGGTAGAGCGCACTGGCGAGCCGCACCCGACCCGGCGGCAGAGGCTTCAGGCACCGACTCGCAAGTGCCACGGTCAGCCGGGTCGCATCGGCAATCGGCAACACCGCATGCGGGGTGAACGGCAGGAGCTTCGCCGCGATCGTCCCGTCGGCCGCGTAGGGCACCGTCGGATTCGTCCAGTTCTCACTCGGCCCACTGGTCAGGAACCACACGCGCGCACCGCTCGCATGGTAAGCCGGCACCGTGTCGAGCACCCCGCGCAGTACGTTCGAGATCGTCCGGGTGCCACTGACTGCCGAGATCGTCTGCCAGGCCACGATCTCGCTATCGATCAGGGCCAGGTTCACCCCCAGATAGAGATCCGCCGAGCTGATCGAGGCGAGCCCCGAGGCATCCAGCAGATCGGTAACCGAGAAGCCGGTCGTGTCGAGCGCCGCGGTGTTCTGTGCCCAGGCTGCAGCCAGCACACCCGTCGGCACACAGGCGCTCACCGAGTTCGTCTCGACATAGGCCGTCCCGCCGGCCGCATCGGACCAGATCTTGTAGCCCGAGATCCCCAGCGCCGGCCGCGCAGCCAGAGCCGCGACGTGGCGCTCCGCCGCGCCCACGGTCTGATAGGGCACTTCGAGCAAAACCTGTTGCGTCGCCGCCACCGGCGGCACCATCGGATCGACCCACTCCGAAGGCCCGGGATCCGTGAACCCCGTGCCGGCGAGCGTGAAGGTGTCTTCGACCACGTCAAGACTGATCGTACCTTCCACCAGCTCGCCACTCGCGGGGCGCACCACCCGACAGACCATGTTGACGATCCCCAGCGGCGGCCACGAGACCTTGATCGCGTCCCCGGGACGCAGGCGCCAGGCCTGCCGGTTCGCGAAGAGCCGCAACTTGGCGAACGGATACGACGCACCCTTGAGCAAGCGCGCCGCGATCTGTGCCGCGGGCCCCGCCGTCGCCACGCCCTGGAAGTCCACCTGGAGCACGGACTGCTCGCCGCCGCGCCCCTGGATGTTCGAGAGATTCTGCCACTGCGCGATCCGCTCGGTGAAGTTGTCGAAGCGCGAGACGAAGGCCACCTTCACCGTGTTGAAGGTCTCACTCCACGAGCCCCGCGTGAACTCCACGTTCGAGAGATTCGACTCATCGAAGACCGGGAGCGCCGCGAGCTCCTCAACGCTCAGAGCCCGCACCAACTTGAAGACCAGCTTGCCCGTCTCCGGGTCGGCGTAGATCTCAGCGTCACAGTGCCGCAGGATGTCGGCGATCAACTCGTTCGCCGCTCCCTGATTCTCCATCATCATCGACATGCCGAACTCTTCACCCGCGAGCACGAGGCCGGCCGCGTAGAAGCTCGCCGTGTCGATCAGATCGGTGGAAAGACCCAGACCCCAGATCGCATTGGTGAGAATGTCGTAGATGATGCAGACCGGGTTCGAGTCGTGTCCCCAGCCCGGAGCATCGAACGAGGTGTAGTGCAGGCCCCAGGGGAGACTCAGGGTATTCGGGCATCGCTCGACCGTGATCGCCACCGGCTTGATGTAAGGCTGCGTGCCCCAGTAGAAGCCACCGTAGTAGAAAGCCCCCGGGACTTCGGAGTCTTCATTGCTCCGGTTACGGAAGACGGCATGGCAGACGTGCCGATTCGCCGGATAGTCCGCACTGGCTCTCGACACGACGTAGGGGCTCGACACCTGGATCCCGGTGCCGTAGTAGATGTCGATCTCGCCACGCAGTCCGCCACCCGACTTCTTCCCGCCCCAGAGCTCGATGTTCTCGACCACCCAGGTGCCCATGTCGTTCGAGTCGAAGATGTTCGTGAACCCACCACTCTTCTCCTCGAAGGTGCAGGAGTGGACCACGTCCACCGGACCCATGCACAGAGCCATGTCCATCCCGAGGAAGTAGTAGTAACCGGCCACGTCGCCCTTCGAGCCCTTAGTGGTCCAGCCGAAGTTGCCGTAGTCCCCGTACCAGACCACGTTCGGACCAGTGATCTTGACCGTACCGAAGACCACCGGGATCGCGCGCGAGGCATCCGCGGTGGGAATCGAGAAGTCCGAGAGCCCCGAGGCCTTCGGCGACTCGAACGGGGTCGACAGATAACGAATGATCGAATAAGTCGACGCCAGGAAGCTGATGATCTGCATTGCTACGATCCACCAGACCATCGTTACATCCCCGAGACGAACGGATTCTTCGTCGGCAAGAAGGGAAAACCGCAGTAGTTCAAGAGGTTGCCGTACACCTTGCAGGCCGCGATCGTCCGGTCGCATCCCGGGTAGGCGTAGACGATGTCGCCCACCACGATCGAGCGGAACGGCGTCATCAGCGTCAGGGTCGACCCGACATGATCGGTGATCCAGTGGGTCTCACCACTCAGGGTCTCGACCCAGCCGGAACGGAAGTACCCCGAGGCGTGTGCCCCGAACGCGGTCGCGCCGATGTAGAGCCCGGAGATCGCGTTGATCGTGGCCGCCACCTGATAGGTCGCCTTCGAGAGTCCACAGGGCCCCGAGAACAGCGCCCAGTTGCACTGCGCTTGGAAGGTCACGCCCGGGATTTGCTTGCGCAGGGCCCGACTGATCGGCAGGCCCACGAGCGTGACCTTCGAGCCCTTGAACGAGCAACTGGAGATCTCGCCGGTCCAGAAGACCTGGTACTCATCGTCCCCACGATGATAGCGAAAGACCGCCAGGTAGATCGTGTGCGTGGGAAGATCGGGGATGAACATCGCCGCGATCGCGTTTGTACGCACCAGCCGGACCTCGATGTTCCCCTGCTCGTCTTCACCGTTCATGTCGATCGGTCCACGCGCGATCGACTCCGGGAGATAGTGGTCCCCCAGGTAGATCACCTCGGCGTCGCCACTGGTGTAACACCACTTCAGGGCGCCACAGGTGAAGAGGTAGAGCTCGACCGGCTGCCCGTCGTGGGCCGATGATTCTCTCGTATCGAAGACCACGTTGCGCCTCGCTAACCGATGTAGTGCTGCGGATTGTTCGAGACCGGCGTCATCGCACCCATGCCACCACCCGAGAACGCCGGGTACTCGCGCGGCAGCTCGCGGAACTCGATCTGGGCCTCGCAAACGTCACGCCGCGACCAGTTGATCGTCACCTCATCCTCTTCGAGCCGACAGAGCACCAGGTAGCAGATCCGCGTGCTCACCGCCGAGAGATCCGCCAGGGGATCCCCGTCGATCTCGATGATCTCGGTGCCCACGCCTTCACTGACCCCGATGATCTCCCGGTACTCGGCAGCGTCACCCTTGCGGAAGATCGCGATGAAGCGACGGAGCGGCGTGCCGGCCAGGAACTGACTGTAACCCGAGTTCTTCACCGTGATCTGGTTCACCGGCAATGGGTAGTCCACCGCGAGCTGCATGTCCCAGCAGTAGGTCGGCACCCAGAAGGGAATCCGGCGTCCCTGGCGAGCCTGCAGGAAGGTACGCAGGGCGACGCACTCGGCGCGCGTGAAGCACGTCCAGACGAACGAACGCACCGGAACCGCCACGGTGGCGTGATCGTCGAAGACCCGCGGGCCCGTCTCCTCATCGATCAGCTCTCCATAACGGGAGAAGGTCTCGGCAACCGCCTTACGCGCATTGTTCCAGACCTCCAGCACGTCCAGATCGCGATAGATCATGCCGGCTCCACTCGGAACGCCACGTTGGCCTCGGCCACCTCACCGCTCAAACGCTGGACCTTGAAGTCCGCGATCGAACGCGAGCGTACCACCGGGATCACCAGAGAACCCGTGAGCGGGAAAGCGATGGTGGTCGCGGTCGACAAGTGGAGATGCGTGGCCTCCACTGTCGAGATCACGAAGGATTCCCAGGTGCCATCCGACTTCCACAACATGCAGAACCCACCATCCTGAAAGCCGCGTCCCACCGTATCCGCGTAGACGATGTAGTCCCCCACCGACACTGGCGCCGTGAGCTCGATCGCGTCCGGCCACACCGGAATCGAGACCGAAAACCGCCCCGTCACGAGCAAACGCGAGACCAGGTTCTGCACGTCCTGCTGGGAGATCATGGTCGTCTTGTAGCTCAGGGTCCGATCGGGAATCGAGCGCAGTCCGATGCGCTGCTCGGTCCCGTCCCAGGCCTGGATCACCTCGGTGAAGTAGCCATACGACTCTCCCACGTCACCATTCGGCTTCGCGGCGAACACCATGATTCGCCAGCCGATGATCTCCAGATAGGCGCCGGGGAAGCTCTCGCTCGTGAAGTTCCAGGTGACCAGGTTGTCCACCTGATCCTCGCCCACCACCGAGACCAGCGCGATGTAGACCCGCGATTGCATCGGAGAGAAGTGCTCCGGGAACACAAGTGGCGCCAGGATCTCCGACAGGATCGAGACCCCGTCCGGGCCCGTGACCGGCGCCGAAGCCAGCGAGAGTCCGCGCCGACAGGCGTTCCAGACTTCAACCGAGACCTCGCGATTGTTCAAGATGTAGCCGAGGTTCGCCGTGCGCGGGACGACATGCACGCGCTCGAACCACTGACCATCGTGCCCGGGAAGGTGCGCCCCGGGTCCGTCCGTGTGCGCCACCGCGAGTGCTACCCAAGCACTCCGCGGCCCGGCGCTGAAGCCACCCACGCGGAACCAGGCGGCACTCGTGGGGTCCGGGATGTCGGCATCATCCAGCGGACCAGCCCACACCTGACTGATCGACTGCGGACTCGGCACCAGGCATCCAATCGCCATCAGGCCGCCTTCAGTACCGCGAACCCGGGGAAGATCATGTAGTTCACTCCACCCACGGTGTAGATGTCTCCCGACTCGAACGAGTGCCCCACGCCACCACAGTAGAACACGGTGGGCGGATACCCCGCCGGAATCCAACGCGCCAGGCTCGACTGGATGAAGCACTGAAGCGGGAGCAACAGAGCACCAGAGAACGCGGTTTGCCACCCGCGCGCCTGCATGCCACCGATCTGCGGGATCTCGGTCATCAGGGTCATGCTCCCGTAGACATCAAGCGCGTGACGTCCCTGCCGTCCGGTATACCCACCGCTACCAGCAGCACTGCTCATCGAGATCCACCGCTCCGAGAACACCGCAACATCCGTGCGAATGTATGCGGTCGTGGAGTACCCACCGTAGTAGAACGAGTGAGACATCGGAGCATCCGCCGTCAGGTTGTATCCGGTCCAACTGTAGCTCGGCTGTAGGTAGACATTGTAATAGCTCGGGCTTGACCCATAGAAGTACCAGTGATCCGAGGTGTACCCGGTCTTCACCAACGACGGCCCCCAGCCCATGTGCGCACAGTTCCCAAAAGTGCGCTCGATCACCACGGTGATGTGATCATTCCCGTCATCGAAGAAATGGTAGGCCGAAATGTCGGCCGCCGGTAGGTACATCCCAGCACCGATCCGATTGGAAGTCCCGCTGGAGAGCGGGCCGCCGCTCTGCAGGTTCCAGGCGACCCCACCATCGTATCCGTCCCCGAGGTAGAACCCAATCCCGTAGCCATTGGCGGCGTACTGAGTGGCCCAGGTGTTCTGCTCGTTCATGCTCGATCGCAGGTTGAGGTACTGCCCGTTCTTCACCAGATGCGCGCGCCAGCTCGACCCCAGCGCCTGGCTCATGTTCTGGGTCCAGGCCTGCGTCACGAGCCAGGCCACGAGCTTCTGCAGCAGATCGTTGGGACTCGTCGCGGTTCCAGTTGCGTAGGCAGCAGCCATGTCAGTCGAGCCTCACGGCGAACCAATCGTTCTTGTCGGTTCGGTTGATGTTGGGCAGGGCGAGGTAGTCCACCTGACCGACGCGAACCAGCGTCTCAGCCGAGAGCCCCTGCCCGGTGAGCCACACCACCCCAGAGAACTGCCCCCAGTGGTTCGGAGTCGCCTCCGAGAACACGATCGGGATGAGCGCGTAAGATCCATCGATACAGATGTCCAGGTTCGACATCCCGTGACAGAGCGGCCAGAGCCACCCGTGCGTGGAGGCGCCATCCACACCATCCGTGTTCGTCACGAAGAACTGGCGCCAGACCCCGTCCAGCCTGCGCAACCGTGCCTGAGCGTCGTAGAGATACCCCCAGATGTTGTAGTCGCTGTGCGTGAACGAACGATGGTAATTCGTGGAGTTCGAGTAGCGGAACGATGCGCTGTTCCAGTAGGGGATCCCTGATCCATCCGTTCCCGAGAATGCCAGGGTGCCACCAAGCGCGATCGGATAGGGGAACTGCTGCGGAGTGAAGTAGGGCTCGATGAAGCCCAGGTAGGCCGCCTCGTACTGGGAGCCGATCTTGGCGATCACCACCACCCGCCGGCCGTCAGCCACGAACCAGTAGGAGATGCTGGTGTTGAGCAGCGGGATCCACAGCTTCCCGTGGTACCCCGGCTGCGCGTAGAAGCCGAGCGTCGCCGAGAAACCAGTGAACGCGCAGAGTTCCCAATCAAAGTAGTCGATGTCGTCACGGCGCAAGGCGTGAGCTCCCACGATGATCTCGGAGAGCCCGTCGTTGCCCGGCGCCTGCCAGATATACTGGCTCATGGCACGATCGTGCCCGTTGAGTTCCTCGTGCAAGCATACCGCGTCGATCGAAAGCGTCGTGGTGTTCGCCGCTGTGACAACCAACCGGAACTGGGTGGACGCGACCCCGCTCGCCAGCACGAACGTCCGCCGTTCTCCCTGGGCAAACGTCAGGCCGGTGCGCGTGTCTGCCACCACCCAGGCCGACCCGCTCCAATATTCGAAGGTCCAGGTCCGCGGCGAGTAGCTCTCCGTGTACGGTCCCTGAATAACGTACTCGACGATCGTGTGGGAGGCCGCGAAGGTGAACGTCACGGTCTTCGGCAGCGCACCAGCCTGCCAGTTCCGATAGGTGTCGTAGACCAACTTCCCATCGATCAGGTTCTCGCATGCGTACTGCCCGGTCGTCGCCCCGGTCGCCGAGACCAGCGCTCCCGGATCCGCGCGCAACGCGGTCCACTTGGGTGCGGTGGAGAACGTGAACTTGTCACCGGCGACGAAGGCGGTACCCCCAGCGGTCAGCAGGAACTGCACCTTGGTCCCGGTGTAGGGCGTGCCCACGGTCGCGGCCGCGAGCGAGCCGGAGGAGCTCCCCACGACCGTGAAGTTGGTCGAGCTGGTGGCGGTGATGGTGAAGACCTCGGCGACCGAGGCGCTGCCGCCCTTGTAGCCGGTCAGCGTGCCGTTCCCGGTGCCGGCATAGGTGAGCCCGAAGGCGCTGCCGGTCGCGGTCAGGAAGGTGTTGAGCTTCGCCAGAAGATCGCGATAGTCCGTGGCCGTTCCGATTTCGTGCATGGCTACCTCAGTGCGCCACCCATGGCGCGACGGTTCCGAGACGCAACTCGAATCATGGTGCGCTGGCCCTCGGGGCTCTCCAGCGCCTTCAGGATCAGGCCCTGATCGAGCGCCACGGTGATCTGTCCACCCAGCTCCATCCGGCTTGCCCCGGCCGCCGGTGCCACCAGGCCACCCTCGGCATACGACGGCGCCATCATCGGTGCGAGACTCCCGTGCATCAGTGACTGAATGATCCCGGTGGAGATCCGCCGGGTCCGCAGGCCCTCGAAGAACGGCAACATCCCGGGCGCGCTCGTGAGCCAGGTCGGCGAGATCCACTCGCGCCCCTCGGCCACGATCGGGATCCCGCCCGAAGCGTGCGAGGGACCGACCAGCAGACCACCACTGGCCCAATGCCCGCCGGTGCCGTATCCACCTGTTCCCGTACTCGCCGAACTCGAAGAGCCACCCGTAGGCAACCACCCCACGATCGCCTGAGCCGCCTTCATCGCGAGAAGTTGCTGGACCAGCAGAGCGATCTGCAGAGCAAGCTGACCCAACCACCCGAGGAAGCTCTTGGCGCTATTGATACCCGTGGAGAACGCCTCGGCCAACGCAGAGGTCAGACCGCTCTTGAAATCCTTGTAGAGCTGGTTCGTGGCGTAATCGACCTTTTCGAGACCCTTGAAGAACGCTTCCACCTTCGCCTGCGCCTCGGGCCCGAGCGCGTCCGCGATCGCGCGCAGCTCCTCGCCGATCCGCTCCAGCCCTGGCAACCGATCGAGTTCGAGCTTCTTCAGTGCTTCATACCCCTGCGCCTCGGTCAGCAACCCCTCGCTGACCTGGCTCTGGATCTCAGCCCGCCGATTCTGGTACTGCGCGAGCGCGAGATCGGCCTCCTGCATCTTCACCCGGAAAGCCTCTGCGGCACGCAACGAGTCGCCGTAGGCCTGTGCGTCTGCCGCCGCGGCCGCGCGACTCTCCGAAGTGAGCGGACCCTGGACCTGCTGGAGCAGGAGCTTCTCGCGAGCGTCCTGCTGCTGCTGGATCTGGAGCATTCGCGCCGCGTGCTCGTCATCTTCCGCACGCTTGAGCTCGACCATGTCCTGGCGATTCGCGGCCGCGTTCTTCTCCTGCTCATCACCTTCCTGATTCAGCAGTTCGATGTAGCCCTTCTCACCCTTCGCGATCACCGCCTGCATCTCCGCGATAATCGCCTTACGCTCGGCCGTGCGCTTTCCGAGATCCGGCTCCTGAGCCGTCAGGTCGTACTTGCCCTGGAGCAACACCAACTCGGCGTTCGTGTTCTCCGTGATCGTGTTCATGCGCGTGTCGTAATACTGCTGGAGCGAAGCCTCGCCATGCTCGTACTTGAGCTTCATCACCTCGTCTTCGGCGGCATTCGCGGCCACTACGGCACGGTACTCGGCTTCCAGGGCCCGACCGCGAGCCTCCACGTCCGACTTCCCGGGCTCACCCTTCGGCGGCAAGAGGCCCTTGCGTTCGGGCGCCGGAGCGTTCACGGCCGCGAGTGCGGCGGCCTCCAACTGACCGATCTTCTGGAACACGGCGCGCTTCTGCTCGATCCGCTGCGCGTCCGTGAGTTTTTCGTTGTTCTGGATCTCGCGCAACTTCTTGGACTGCACTTCCTTTTCGACGTCGAGTTGCTGGGCGATCAGAGTCTTCCGCTGCTCCAAGAACTCGGTCAGAGTAGAGTTGCCCTCTTCGTAGGTCTTACGATTCGCTGCCTGCGCATCCTTGTTCGCCGTCGCGATCGGGCCACTGGCATCCTTCGCCATACGGAAGAGATCCGCGATCAACTTCTCGTTCTCATCACGGATCTTGTTGTTGCGACCCCGAGCCTCATCCATGATCTGATTCGCCATGATGTTCCCGGTGACGGGACCGTACTGCGCGATCGCCCCCACCGCACGACCAGCGGAACTCCAATAGTTCTGCATGCGCTCAGGAAGACTCGAAAGCACAGCGATCGCCGAAGCAAGAAACGCGATCAGGATCCGAGTCGCCTTGCCAATCGACTCCCCAAGCCGACGGAACGCGCCCACGCCCTCGGCATCAATCGTACCGAAGAGATCCCGAATCCCCTGCACCATTTGAGGACCGAAGCCCTCCAGGAACTGGAGCATCGCACCCGAAGCCTCCAGCTTCAGAGACTTCATGGTCTCGACCAGGCGCTGGAAGGTGGCGATCGTGGCCTCGTCGACGTAGAAGCCGGTCTTCTTCGCGAACGCGGTCGCGCCCGCGAGCCCGCCCAACTCGACGAGCTTCTCGAACACCGGGATCAGGGCCTTGCCGTTCCGCCCCGCGATGTAGGCCATGGTCGCGCTGCGATCGTA